TATCTAAATTTCGTACACTATTACTATTATAACCAGAGTCATCTAATCTTGTAGTTGTCATCTGTGCAAGTGTGTTGCCAGCTGCATCTTTTATTTTTATATGTAGTTTGTAACTATCTTGTGCACCATTTGATCCACCACAAGGAGTTGCTGAACCTCCCCATTCACAGTTTTGCATACTAATTAAACTGTTTAATTGTATACCACCATTTAATTTTCTTTGTGTTGCAGTGTATGTTGTACTAGCCTCAACACCTTCTACACCAACTAATGTACCACTTGCGCCTACTTTCATTTGATAACTTGCTTCTAACTCACCGTTAAACGCTGTACCACATGCATTATTAACCTGTGTTGGACAAGTAATTGTAAAACCATTGTGTGTAGAGTTATTATCTAATGCACCTGTAGATCCAGATTGCACGCCATCTAGATCAAATTGATCCTTGTTAGATGATGTTGTGCCTGCGTTTGGTAATATGTTTAGTGATGTTGCAGTGTCTTCATCAGCAAGACCTACTGAACTTGCAAACCAAGATAGCATTAACCAAAATAAACCACCCAGTAATATATAACTCCACCATCTCATTTTAATATTAATTTAACAATTGATTTTTCACCCATGTAAATCTCTGTTTCTGCTTTAGATTTTATACATTGGTAGTCTATACGACTTGTACCTGATCTCATTGCAACACGTTTAGCTTTTAAACAAGTAGACATTGAGTCTTGTATTCTATGCTCTTTAATTTCTCCATTAACAATCATTAGTAATGCAACTACTACTTCGATCATAATGTTTTACCTTTATTTATGCCTTGTTTTATAACGTACTTTTGTGTACCGTTCTTACCCGTTTCTACTTCTTTTTTTAAATTTTTAGTAAAGCTCATCTGTTTAGCTTTCTTTTCCATATCCTTAAGATATTCTATAATTTTTCTAGTGACTCGTTCCATTTCCATTTGCCCTAACCTTATCTTTTAATCTTTCAACATCAATCAACGCTTTTTCTAATTGTTTGTTTAGAAATTGTATGTTAACTTTGTTGGTCATATTTTGTTCTTGGGTTATCTCTAATTTTTCTGTTGACTTATATAAGTCTTCTATCAACATAAATTGTTCCTGATCCGTAGGCAACTGCTCACTTTTTTTTAATAAGTCTGCTTGGAATAATTCTCTTGATGTCTCTAATGATGTTAGTCTAGCTGTAACTTCTGTATACGCAAACACACCCATAGCTACTGCTATAACAATACCAATCATATTTTTAACGGGCATACTTACTGATGTATTTTCTGATATTTTCATTTCTTTTTCCTCATGTAATGTTTAGAGGGTTCATAATCCCATCGTTTACCGTGATGTCCTCTCAAATCTGCATACCACATTCGTAGTCTAACTACCCATTTTCTTACTGGTCTAGGCATCTTTTTTCTTTTTCTTACATTTACAACGAGGTGCAAATAAAAAGTTATCTATACGTTGAAATAAATTATCGATAGCACCAAAAAATTTATATAAAAATTTATCTAACATTTATTTTCTCTATTTTAATTCTATCTTTGTCCATTTTATTTAATTCTTTTGTCATTTCTTTTTGTGCTTTTTTGTCAGCTTTCTCTCTGTCTTTAATACGTTTAACATATGTTTTATAATCAGGTCTTTCGTGACCATATCTAGACCACAACGCCATAGCCTCATTACCAATTTTGCCATCGATAGGGCAAACGGTACCGGCTGAGATCATAGATTCAAAAACACGTTCGTCCTGGCACAGTATAGCCACGGCTGCTACACGCATGCCAAAGTCATTTAGTATTCTTGCCAACTTTAATCGTTCACAATTTTTATCAATAAAATGTTTTCCGCCACTAATACCAAGTCCAAATGTTTGTACTCCAAGTGATCCACCTACTGCACACACGTCTTGTGTCATAGAATTATACGAAGGTGATGAAGCTGTTGGTGGTGCTGATTTTATATTAGAATTAGATGTTGAATTAGTTGTACTGTTTGATGATGATCCAGACTGATATGTTGTTGCTCCTCCAGTATAACCACCTTCAATTGATGTGTTAGATCCACTTACGTTGCTTTGTGTTTCTGCTGAATGCACTGGTCCACCGAATAAAGCTAACATGGTTAACATAAATATTAACAGAGCTGTAAATCTGTAATCCATGCGTAGGCCCTCCATTACTTTGCCGCTCTACAACTTGGACAAGTTCTTTTGTAAGAATTAGGGTGTTTATCACACACTAATTTTATTTCAGGCTCAGGTGCTTCTGTGTACAGTGTTAAATGTTCATCTACTTTTTCACATTTACAAAATTTACCAAATATTTTTTCTAACCATTTTTTAATCATGTTTTTTCTCCTCGATTTCATAGAAGAACTTATCTGTATCTTCCGTTTTCCATGTACCTGAGTCCTCTACATTCCATTCATTGGTTTGAACTTTCCAGTCAGGAATATTATCCTTAACTGTGAATGAAGGTAGGTCCCAAATTATTCTGTTGTTAGGTTGAGCCGCATAATTACCATCATCTAAGGCTATTATGTGAGCGCACTTATGTTCGTGCGGTATTTCCGAATGATCGGTATCTAGTATATTACTATCTGGGTGTGCAAAGTCAATGGTAAATAAGTATTTACCGTTATGCCATTTCTTATCTTTACCTATGTATTTACCCGATGCTGCGTTTAAAATATCAAATATAGTAACAGCAGGGTAATAACTAAAACTATTCCAAAGCTCAAGTTCATCAAGTCGTCTATGTGGAACAGCTTTCGGTTGAAAACCACGTTGAATAAAAGCCGTAATTGGTAGGCGATAAAATATTGCACCGTTCTCCATAATAGCGTGCCATAGTATAGCCCTTCCAGCCACACACGATATAGCAAAGATAATACAGTCTTCAACTTCTCCGTGATGTTTTTTACAGTCATATAAAAATTCTCTCCTTATTTGTGCATAAGTCGGTGGTATGTTTGCGTTTAAGTATGCCATAATTTATCATTCTTTAAGACTACCCCAATTAGGTCCGTATTCATAGTCTACTTTATTATTAACTTTAAGAATAATTGCTTCTTCCATTGTTTTTTGAACCATGATCCGTGTTTTTTCGTCTTTGATAGATACACAAAGTTCATCGTGTATTTGTATATGGGGAATTATACCTTTTTCATGTAATAATACCATAGCTTTTTTTGTCATATCAGCAGCCGATCCTTGCACCAATCTATTTAAAGCTTTGTAAGTAAAAGCACTAACAAAATAATTTTTAAACCAATCTTGTCTTTGTTTTTCTGTAAGTTCTTCAACTTTACCATCACCACCTTCAGTTTTTGATTTTGATTTAGCATTAAATAACAGTTTAAATTTAGACCAAGCATCTTTTTTTGATAAAAGTTTAGGAACAACCCAATCGCCTTCATACGTAATTGTACCGTCTGCTTTTTTAATCTCTTTTGCTTCTGGATCCCATTCTTCAAATTTACGTTCTTTATTATTCCATCTTTTATTAACACTTTCATATTTATCAAATCTACAAAATCTATCTTCAAGAGTAAAAATTAATTTTTCATTCTCAGCAAATCTCATTAAACCATCTGATAATTGTTTAACAAAAGGGACTTTATTGTGATAAGTATCAAATAATTTTTTAGCTTGATCTTTATCTAAATTTAATTCTGCTTGTAATTTACCTTTTCCCATACCATAAAACAAACCGAGGTTAATAGTTTTTGCTTGTTTTCTAGATATTTTTGCCATGTCTGCTACTATTTGATGAAAATCTGCTTTATCATTATTAAATTGGTTCTTTAAATCGTCTGTTTTTTCTAATTCATGTTTTATTGCGTAATGCACTACAATTCTTGGTTCTTGTTGAGAATAGTCAAAACTACCCCATGTATGGCCTTCCTCAGGTATAAAAAGTTCTCTCATCTTCTTACCTATAAAACCTTTTGAAGGGATCTGTTGTAAATTTGGGTTACTCATTGAAAATCTTCCGGTTACAGTTCCTCCACCATCTCCTCTAATTTGATTTATATCTGCATGAATTCTTCCTTTATAAACATAACCAAGTAAACCATCTACAAATGTATTTGCAGCTTTGTCATACTCTCTTGCTTTAGCAATCATACGTAAAGATTTTTCTTTATGAGTGTTTAAATAATTTTTAGGTAATTGAGGTAATTTAGATTTAGGTGTAACCTTATAATCTTTAATTTTTAAATGTTCTAATAAATGCTTAATAGAAGAAGCAGCCCAAATATCTATTCTAATACCTGTTTTATTTTGTATTGCTTTTAATATTTGATCTCTTCTTTTTTTAAGATGTCTTCCAAACTGTATAGCTTTTGCGACATCAATTCTAACTCCTTTAAATTTCATGTCAACTAAACAAGGAAATAATTTTGTTTCTAATTCAAATATATTTCTAAGATTATACTCTTTTTTAGTTTCAGGTTTTGTGTATAATACTTCGTCTAATTTTTTATCAAATAGTTCCCATAATTTTAGAGTTAAGTTTACATCTTGTTTTGCATATTGTTCAGCTATACTAAAAGGCACTTCGTGCATATTAGATATAGCATTTTTTTTAACTCCATTAGAATCTTTTAAAACTAAATTTTCTAAATCATATTTATACTTACCTTCATTTAAATAATCTTTGGACAAAGCATCTAATGAATATTTAAATCTATTCTCATCAATTACAGACGCAGCAACCATAGTATCAACGATACGTCCCTTAAGTTTTTTACCTGTTACAGATTGAAGCCAACAAACATCATACATTGCATTGTGAAATACTTTTGTAATTTTATTGTTTTGTAAAAGTTTTTTATTTATTTGATCCCAAAACTCTTCAAGTTCTTTAAAATTTAATTTTTTATCAGAGTGACTTAACGAAAAATAAACAGAATCTTTACCTGTTGCTACAGCTACACCGGTTATATAACCGTCTCCTGTTATTGCACCTAAACCCTTTGTTTTTAAATTAGGATCATACGTTTCTATATCGATCGCTACTGTATCTACACCTTGTAGATCCAAGTCTTCCGGAGTTTTACACATTATAATCCCTTTCTAATATCATTTCTAAATAATGTATCGCTTTCTTAATGTCCTCTTTCTTCCCCTTGAATGAGTGCCTGCATATATACTTTATAGCGTTACCCTCTGCAAAAAGCAATTTATTTTCATTTATAAATTCTGCAGGTTGTAGCTTCATTCGTTTATAATGTTTTCCTCCAACTTGTTTGTCTAATGAGTCGTATCCATCTTTTTTAAATATGTCACTGTTAGTCATGTTTCCTCCTTTAAAGTTCTAATATTTCTCTTCTGTTTTTTTGTATTCCTGCTAAAGAATAAGGACCCGAAGATCCTATGCTCCAACAATTTTTTTTGGCCCTACTGTAAGCAACGTAAGCTAATCTTCTTGGTTCATAATTATGAGGAGGTTCTGGTCTCCACACTGATAGATCAACTATAACATTATCAAAAGTTAAACCTTTTACTTTATGAATTACAGCATGTTCTACTCTAGGAGGTTTGGTTACATCCATACCATTTTGTAAAACTTTTTGAATGTAAGGTATCTTGTTTCTTAAATTATTACCTTTGTCACCATTCTTAGATAACTCTTCATGGTTTATAATTTTAGAAAATACGTCAAATTGTTTTGCTTCGGGTAAAATAAAACCTAAATTTATAAGTTCATCTATATTATAATCTTTATCAATTAAATTTTTAAGTTTATCGACAGAACCTTTTCTATAAACTTTTATTGCTGATCCCGTTAATTTCCAATATTCTTTTATTTGTTTTTTTGAAACTTTGTCATTTAAAAAAGTTTTCCAAGTTTTAAAACATCTAAAATGTTCTCTACTAACATAAGCAGTATCCTCATCTACTGCTTTATAATCTATTCCATTATTTTGAAAAAATTCAGTTATTATTTTGTGAGTGGGGTTTCCTCTATATGTAAATAAAAAAGTTTCATCTGTGTTTAATATTCTATTAATTAATATTTGTTTTTCTATACAACCTTGTTTTATGTCATGTATCCAATAAGAATTTCCAACATAATCTGTAGAAGTCCAAGTTCTTTGCGCTAGTGCTCCTTCTTTTTTCCATACAGGTGCAATAATATTTTTACATATTTTGTTAATAGTTTGGCCACATCTTAAACCTTCTTTTAGTTCGTCAACTTTTGCTTGCTCTGTGTTTGCCAATTGATAAAAATACGCAGAATCAGATCCTGCATATTCGTGAATGGTTTGATCTGCATCACCTATAAAAATAAATTCTTTCGCATGTGTAGCAGCTATTTGTAAAGCATGTATTTGAGGTTTACTGCAATCTTGAGCTTCATCTACTATTAAAACATCTATGTCAGTAGGTGTTTCAGCTTTAAATCTAAAATTATCTATCATATCCACAAAAGATATTCTTTTGTGTTCAGGGTCTTCTCTATATTTATCATACTCTTTTTTTAATTCTAGTAATCCTCCTGGTCCTTGAAGGATATACCCTTTATAACGAGATCTATCACAGCTAGCCCAAAATTTTTCAAGTTCTTTAATATGTGACCCATCTTCAGAAGTTAACTTACAACCTTTACCGTGTGCGTGAGAAATAAATTCATAAAGAGGATGTTTATCCCACTTTTTACCTTTTGAAATGCTCATGCCGGAGTTTTCTTTACAAAAAGCTTTATGATCTTCGTGTTCATATTTTTTTATTTTTAAATATTCTGCTTTAAAATAAGAATGAATAGTACAAATTTGATCTTCTAAAGTTGTATCTGGAATGTTTATTAATTCTGGTATTGAAGGTAATTTTGTTTCTTTATCTACACTTTTTACAGCTTTTAAAATCTCAAAAGCCGCAGTGTTTGTGTGCGATAAAATTACAATCCTATCCCAAGGATATTTTTTTAAAAACATAGCGTATTTTTTCTTAAGCCACACGTGAGTTTTACCTGTACCTGGAGGGCCAGGAATAAATTTTGGAATTTTTAAATTACTCACCTTCTCCTCCTGTTGAACTATCGCCGACATACACAGATTCCCCTTCCCAAATTAATTTATCATTATCAATTT